CCACTTAGGCGGCGCAGTTCTTTCATCTAGCATTACTGGCACTGCTGTTCTTCGTGCAAGTGGTGGTAGCGGTGCATTATATAGTGACTCAACTACTGTTGGCCCCGTTGAGGGTGGCGGTGGTGCAGGTGGTGGCTCGTTCACTGCTGGAACTGCAAACACTGGCGGTGGTGGTGGTGGTAGCTACAGCTACACGCAAGCAGCAGCAGGCGGCTCAGGCGTAGTAATCATCCGCACTTTATCAACCGCAGCCTCCACAACAGGTTCACCAACTGTCACGACAGACGGATCGTATAACATCTACACCTTTACTGGCTCGGGGAGCATCACGTTCTAATGGCACAGTTTCCTTCATCATCATCGGCATATGGCATCTGGTCTTTGAAAGAGCAGCGTGACGCTGTGCGTGGAGATAACTGGCCCTTATACACACCTCCAAGCGATCCAAACTTTTCTGATGTCAGCTTATTGCTGCATGGCGATGGAACAAGCGGTGCGCAGAACAACACGTTCCTCGACAGCAGCACTAACGACTTTACCATCACCCGCAATGGTAACACCACGCAGGGCAGTTTTTCCCCATACAGCGTGTCTGGCCCGTATAACCCTGCAACACACGGCGGTAGCGGGTATTTCGATGGGAGTGGGGACTATCTGTCGATATTAGATAACACTGCATTTGACCTAGAAGGTTCTGATTTTACTATAGAATGTTGGGTTTACCTTAACACTTATGGCAGCAATTCATTTTCTGCGCCTGTAAGTAAGTGGGTTACTGGCATCCAGTCATGGACAACGTATATAAGTTCTAGTTCTATTATCTTCTCATATTCGCCTGATGGTTCAGCAGCTAGCTATGTAAACTATACTGCTTCTGTATCTAATCCTTTAAGCACATGGAGCCATTACGCTTTCACACGTTCAGGTGATACACTTTACATTTTTAAGGATGGTGTTCTTATAAACACTTTTTCTGTAACTGGTCTGGTTATACCAAACCGAACCAGCGCCTTGCAGATTGGCGCAACAAACAATGGCGGGTATGGAAACTTAAACGGCTATATAAACGACCTCCGCCTTGTCAAAGGCACAGCCCTCTATACATCTGCCTTCACCCCACCAACCGCACCCCTCACTGCGGTATCTAACACATCGCTTCTGTGCAACTTCACCAACGCAGGCATCTTCGACAGCACTGGCAAGAACGTGCTTGAGACTGTGGGCAATGCGCAGATCGACACTGCGGTGACTAAGTTTGGCACTGGGTCGATGGAGTTCGATGGGAGTGGGGATTATTTATTTTCTTCTGCCAATACCGCTTTTGACTTTGGGCTGAGTGCTGTTGATTTCACAATAGAGGCTTGGATTTATCCGCAGCAAAACAGAACAGTTCATACGATTGCGGCTGTGTGGCCCCAAGGTCTTGGCGAGGATCAATGGATTTTTTGCATAAGAGACGGAGTTGTTGGCCTTGTATGGTCGCCAGATAACACAAACGATGTCTTTATAAGTGGTGGCTCTGTAGCGTTAAATCAGTGGCATCATGTTGCAGTTACAAGAAACGGAAACACTTTTAGGACGTTTTTAAATGGGACGCAAACCGCATCTGGCACTAACTCCTCAACATCTGGATCAAGCAACCCACTAACGATTGGATATTTTGGATCGGGGTCTGGAACATCTTCAACCTCTTATTGGGATGGCTACATAGACGACCTACGCATTACCAAGGGCGTGGCTCGCTACACCACTAACTTCACCCCACCAACAGACCCATTCCCAGATCAGTGAGGCAGCATGGCACACTTTGCAAAAATCGTTGGTAATGGATACAGGGTTGCTGAAGTTATCGTGGTCAACAATAGCGAACTGCTTGACGAAAATGGTGTTGAGCAAGAGCATCTTGGTGCTGCCTTCTGCGAGAAACTGCTTGGCGGTCGATGGGTGCAAACAAGCTACAACGGCAACCTCCGCAAGAACTTTGCAGGCGTTGGTTATTGGTATGACCCACAGCGTGATGCCTTCATTGCACCACAGCCATATCCAAGCTGGACGCTAGACGAAGATACCTGCACTTGGGTTGCACCTGTTGCCTATCCTGACGATGGCAATGCGTATATCTGGGATGAGCAGTCAGTGTCTTGGGTTGAGCCACAGACAGAACCAGTGATTGACACCATTGCCTCTGTAATTGCAGATGACACAGTGATTTATGTCTCTGGTGATGATACAATATTCGGAAGTGACACAGCAGGATAACTTCCGAGATGATGTGACGTGGCCTGCTAAACCGGAATAAAGCTATGGACTTACTTAACCTCGTTATTGAATACATCGTCGTGCCAATCTGCGCGGCTGTCTGGCTGATCTATAATAAGATCAACACGCATCACACCGACATCGAGGTTCTGAAGGCTACCGCTGCGGCCAACAAAGAGGCCCATGACCGTGAGTTCAAAGAGGTGCGCGAAAACTTTAAGCGCGTGTTTGAGAAGCTGGATGGCATTGAAGAAGCATTGAGGAAATAATCTGATGGGTATTCTTGCAAAGATTTTTGGATCAGGTGACGTAATCAAGTCAGGCATCGATCTGATTGATAGCTTTCACACCTCTACTGAGGAAGAGATCGCGGCTAAGACCAAAGCCAAGGTCGAGATCATGAACGCCTATGCTCCATTCAAGCTGGCGCAACGTGTGATCGCATTCTCTTTCACTGCAACGTACCTAATCTGCTTTGCCATGGTGCTAGGCTTTACTTTGATGGACCGCGTAGCTGACGCAGCCAAGGTTCAACAGGTGCTCGAGGACTTTCAGATTGGCTGGTCGATGCTGGTTATTCTAGGCTTTTACTTTGGCGCTGGTGCTGCTGAAGGGTTTCTCGAAAGGAAAAAGAAATGACCTTCCGACTTTCAGGACGCAGCTTGAGCAAGCTGGCAGGCGTGGATGAACATCTGGTAGCGGTAATAAAAACTGCTATTCACCTGACCAAGACTGACTTTGGTGTGATCTGCGGTGTGCGCACGATTGAGGAGCAGCGCCAGCTAGTAGCCAAGGGCGCCAGCAAAACCATGAAGTCTAAGCACCTGGACGGTGACGCTGCGGACCTCATGGCATACATTGGCCCGCGTGGTTCCTGGGAGTTGAGTCTTTACGATGACATTGCTGATGCGATGAAGCAGGCCGCTATTGCTACGGGCGTTAGCCTTCGCTGGGGTGCAGCCTGGCATATCAATGATATTCGTAAATGGGACGGGACTATGGAAGAGGCGATGAATGAGTACGTTGATCTTCGCCGGTCGCAAGGTAAGCGCCCATTCATTGATGGGCCTCACTTTGAGTTGACATAATTCATTACGACATCGGTGATCTGATCCGCAAAGTATTCGGCCATGGTTTCGTATCTTTCTTTGATCGCTTCATCCACACACTTATCCAGGCATTCTTCGGAGAGCCTGGTATAAAGCAGCTCTGACATCGAGCCTGTCTTCAGGTCTATCTTTCTGAAGACATCTCCCTTTTTCCGCGCGTATCTCATGGCCTCATGATCCACGTCTTTATGGCAAGGCATTTTCTTTTTGCTAGCTTGCGGTCCTTTTAATAGTTCGCTGTGCCGATAGATGCCGTGCGTCACTGACGAGTGGTGGATATTGAAGAACCTAGCAATCTGCCCTGTTGTGTATCCTGCCGCATTGAATGCGTGCATCGCTTCTTGGCGAGCCCTAACGAGCCTGGCATCTCTGTCTTTGCGGAGCATTTGCTCTACGGTGAGGTGATGCTTCTTGGCCACTGAGAAGAAGATTTCATTGTAGTCTGTCATGGTGTTCTCCTGATGAAAAAGGCGGGACCGAAGCCCCGCCAGTTGGATGCAAAAGCACCGGGCAGTAATTAGAAGGGGATGCCATCGTTCAGGTCTTGCCCAAACTGTGGCTTGCTGGACTGTTGCTGGCCTGACTGTTTGTCAGACACATTGAAGGTCATGTAGGGCTTATCGTCTTTCATCTTGCGCCATGCAGCAAGCCGACGGAATACATTGAATGGGCCGGTGTAGTCTGGCGCTGCTTCATTGCCTTTCTTATCGTTCTCAAACAGAACGCCTGTCTTTTCGAAGACCTCGATGATGGTCTTGCCATCGCGTGTTTGATCTTTAACCAGGACGATCTTCTTGTCTTCGCCGTTGTCATTGATCTTGCCTTGCAGGATTAGCTTCTGCGTTTCGAATGGTGCGAATGCTGCACCGCGGTCTGTGTTGTCATAGTCTGCCATGCTTCTGGCTCCTTTGAATGTGTGCTTCTAAGTGTCTTAGTTTACGCCCTGCGGCTACGATGCTTTTCTTTTGGTCTGCGCTTCTTTCCTTTCCTGTTTGCAGACTGTCGATGATGCAAGAAATAAGAGCTTGCACCTCCGGCAGGGTAAGTTTTACTGCGCTTCTTTTCGTGGGGCTTCTACCACCCCCCACTGTTGCCACCGCTAGGTTTTGATGTGGCATACTTGTTGCCATCCATCTTCCCAAGGAAGACATCAGCATCACATCCGATATGGGACAACGCTTTGGTCAGTCCGTCTGTGACTGCCATCTTCGGTGCATCTTCGGCCATCCGGCTCTTGGCTGCATCAAAGAACTTGCGGCACCCAGTGAAGGCGCCGAATGAGTTGGCTCGATCTGTGTGCCATACAGTGACATGGGCAATAACTGCACTGTCACCATTCGATACGCTCACGATCTCAGTCCTGCTATCCCAGCCCCAGCCCTGGCCAATAGGCCCGAACTGTTCTGTCATCTTCATGACCTGGTATTGAGGGTCGATAGCACTAAAGCTGCGCGACCCGAAGCTAACTGGCTTGAGATATTTAGGGTCAGTTTTGGACAGCTTGTCCCAGATTTCCATGTTGCTCATGATGTTCTCCTTACTTGCGCGCGGTGATGCGTAGCGAGCCACGCTTGTCACGCTTAACCGTTAGGCTATTGCAGTAGACCTCCCGCTCATCGCTGCCGACCATTGCCTTGAGGTCTTTCTTGGCACCCTCAAATGTCTTGGCTGCAAGCTCATGCTCTAGGTAGGTGTGAGCCGCATCGATGAATGCGTTATCTCTTGAGGCGTCACGGCGAACCATGTTGTCCACCTCGATCTTGTCGATGCTGATCGATGGTGTCTCAATACCAACAGGCTCTTGATCCCGAATAACGTAACCCCAGAAGTCTGACACCACTGTCCACATTGAATCGAAATAGTCCTGGTTGCGTTTGACATAGGCCGACTCCCACTTGTTGTTGCCAAAGATGACAGACAGGTACGCGCCATCAGAATTGGCTAGGCGGGCATACGTTTGAATCTGTGGCATGTAGTATTCGATCGCCTTGTCCATGTTGTTCATGGAGTTGGTGTGCTTGGCTTCTACGATGCAGCCATCATACATGCCATCGATCGTGCCCCTAACCGGGACATAGCCAATCTTTTCCTGGAATGTTTTCTGAGTGTCGGTGACTGTGCAGCCATACTCATGCTCAAACCATTTGATGTTGAAGTCTTCTGTCCAGATGCCAAGCTGCACTGCGATGTTGCGGCTTAGGTCTTCTGGTTCTGAGCGGCCAGTCTTTTGCTGCCATAGCTCAAGCCATCTTCCTTGCATGATCTTCACGCAATCTGATCCGCCGATAAATCCGGTACGGTCCATGTCTGTTCTCCTTTGTGGTGAGGACTCCCATCCTCGATAGTAGGTTACTGCTTATGTGCAGCCCTTGCAACATAAGAATCGTAAGGTGCCAGGTTCTCTTCAGTGATGTTGTACTCCTCAATGAGTTTCTTGCGTGCATCTCCGTGAAGGTATGAATCACACACGGGCATGCCTGAGAGTATTCTTTGTGCGTTCAGGTGGTACCTGTCCAGAGAGGTGGTAGTTGGTGCTGAGCGAGCCGCTCCGCCGCTCTGAGCTACATTCCTGGCTGCATCTACGAACTCTTTGACCGAAGGTAGGGTTCTGGTGCGCGCGGTTTGCGTTACCTCTTTCGCTATGAGGGCGACGAGGGAACGCACCCGCTCCGGTGTCGCCTGGTTGGGGATGTTGCTGTTGACTGCTTCGATCACGTCCATTGCAACGAGGGTGGGATCGAGATCTCGTGGCATGTTGAAGCGACTGATGATGTCAGCCTTGAACCATTCCTTGATGAGATTGATGCGCTGTTCATAGGTCATTGATCCATCCGATTACCTTTTTGGTTTCTGCTTTCTCTGACTCGAGGTCATCTTCCCAACGCTCACCGTTAAGCCAGGTCGATGGGTGTGGGATGTATTGTTTCTCTGTGCCCATCTCATCGCAGTGCTGGGAATAATGAAGGGCGCCCTGGATTATGGTATCACCGTCAGCAAACTTGAGAGCTTTGGCAAACGCAGTACGCGCAGCACCCTTGCCAATGCGTCGAGGGTAGGCATGCCAGAACGCTTGGAAGAACGCTGTGTTGCCTGGATGGGAAGATTTTTCCGGGGAAGTAGTTATAACTTTATTACTATTAGCTAACTCTAGCTTAGTAATATTACTTACTACTTCGGAGGAAGATTTTTCCTCATGGTCCATGTCGTACTCCTTCATTGAGTTGATGATGTAAAAGTTCGATGTGTTCGGGCGAGCGATGACTTCGATGTATTCGTTCTCCGCAAGCCACTTGATTGCAGTGCGGACTGTTCGATCGCTTATGCCTGTGTCTTCAGCAAGCTTAGGCTGAGAAGGGAAGCATTCACCTTTTGAATTTGAGTAGGTGGCAAGTGCCAGAAGGACCGCTTTCGCAGTCACATTTTTTATTGGCATAAGCGCAATGTCTACGATAAGATCATAGTCAGTCATTTGGTCCTTTCACCTGACTTGTCATCAGTTCTCCACTTGTGACCCTGCTCGCTACTTGAAACGCCGCGCTCCCACGTGGCGTTTCTTTTTATATCAGGGCCATGGCTTCTCTGGCCACTTATCTTTGTCGTTGACCAAGAAGTAGTGACCGACCTTGCGACCATCGCCTATATCTAGGGGGTCGCATATGATGGGCCATCCTTCCTTCTTGAGATCAAAGATTCGGCTCGCCAACCTAAACGTGCCGAATATCTTAAGGGCATCCATCGGGGTCAGTGATTGACCTGTCTTGAGATAGCTAAGTATCTCCTGTTTCTGTGTCATGCTGGTTCTCCATCAGCTGTTCAAATATATCACCTCTAAGGATGACGATCGTCTGCGGCTCTCCAGTTCGCCGCTTATAAATGGCCATGTCTCGGCCATCTAATACTGTGAATGGACTCGGGAAACCTGACTTGTCCCGGTACTTAATCTCACCTACCAGTTCGTGTCCCATGAGTTCGAGCTTGATGTCTCCTCGATACTCTCCTCCCAACGCTCCTGAGAGGGGCTGGCGCTTGGCTTTGATCCCGATCTTCGTGAGCCACTCCACGATTTTTCTTTCGTGATAGTATCCCTTTGACTTATTTTTGTTTGCCATATGTCCCTCTCATAGCAACTCATGCACACAAACCAGTGCTTGTGCTTTGTTTTCTCGTGGCCATTTTTGAGGACAGCGACAAAGTTTCTAACCTGTCGTTCGCAGGAGTCGCACTCAGCGATGCCTCTTTCTAACTTGGATTTCGTAGTCAAGAGCGTCCAACCAACACATCAGAAGGAACCCGGAGGGGATTCGCTTGTGTGTTTCCCATTTGTGAACCAACGATACAGTGCATCCAATGCTATGAGCTAGAGCTTCTTGGCTTAAACTTTGCTCTAACCTTGCGTCGATCAATTCTTTCACCAGACTCTCGTAGTTCTCTGGTATGCTCACGGGCTTGTTGAAGTGCGTGAAGTTTTTCAAGTTCCTTCATGGCCTTCCTTGCTGTCTCGTAACGGAGTTCAGTCACGCCATTGACGGTGCGATAGAAGGTCGAAGTCGGTATGCTTGCAGCCTTGAACGCCTTCAGCAATTCAATGCCGGACTCAGCCGACTTCTCCTCGAGTAGTTTCAGATATGATTTCATGCTGCGTAAGTGCAGCAATCCTTATTTCGAGTCAAGGTGCTCGATCATATTCCGCATGACCTTGAGGAATTGATGGTCTGGAATCATGGCAACAATCTCACCGTTGCGATAGATGCAGAGTGCATCGTTGCGCATGATCCAAATTGTTGGGCTTCGATCTGCAATTGGCATTTCCATTTGGTTCTCCGTTTGTTATCAGTGTTATGCGAGGCGTGATTCATACGGCATTTGCAGTGTGGACGAATGTGTTACCGAATGCGCCAACCATTTTTAACCATGCGCCTCGCACGACTTCACTCAAATTCTAGCTCGTCTGCTATGTCGAGGATTGCTGCCTGTAAATCTTTGGGCAGCTTCTCATACGTCACGTCGCATCCAAACATTTCGATGGAGTGAACGCTGATCGTGTCATCATCTACTTCATAGTATGTGGGTGACTCAGGGACACCGTAGTCCCAGGGTGATAGCTCTGCCGTGAATGTTATTTCTACGTCATCGGTTGCGTAGATTGCCTGTACTGTCATGTCGTTCTCCCTTTATCTGCGCTTTGTGGGCCTGACTGATGTTGCGGGCGCATGAGTGTATTCGCAGTGTCCATCTGCTTTACCGCCCTGGTCCTCGATCATTTGAATAGCCCAGTCCATGGCCACGGCACACTCAACAGGCTCTCTCGAATAGAAGCGTGTGCCAAGAGGAATCTCAGGTGTGCCCTGCGTCACGACGATCGTTACAAACGCTAGTGTTTCAATCATCTTGCTCTCCTTTCTCAATATGGTACTGAGTCATCGATGTCTTCCGGCATAGGGTTTCGTTTCTCCCAAGCTGCGACTGATCGCTTTAAGAATTTATCCCTATCAAACAAAGGGTTGGTTGCTGCAAGTTCGTCAGCTACTACCTGCAATTGTGATGGCCAAGCGACCATAGGTCCAATCATATCTGCAATGAAGTTGTAGTGTTGACGTGTCATCTTTGGTGCGACTGTTGGGTTAGGCATTTTCGTACTCCGCTTTGCGTGATAGCCGACCTGGCTTATTGTTTGAGTTGTATTCTTTGCATAGTGCTTGAGCATCTGCTTCGGTGGTGGCAAAGCCGATGGTTGTCTTAGGTCCGGCGTGTGGTTCCAGACCTTTGGGCCAGTCTGGATTCTCACGCCACCATGTGCGGTGGAATACTTTATACATCTTCAGAAGCCTTCATTGTGCGAGCGTGTGATTCCAATAGGACAGCTGAGTTCTCTTTGCTCTCGAGAAGCAGCTTCTTAAACTGGCGCAGGGTGTATGTATCTTGCGCGTCTTCAATCTCTGATATGATATCTAGCAATCGATCGATGTCATCGAGTGTGATTGCGATGTTAACGTAAGTGCCTCCGATGTCAGTGTATGCGTACTTCATTTGGGTTCTCCTTCTTGAGTTACTTTAGCGGCCAGGTTCCAGGCCATTGCTGCGGCGCAAGTTAGATGCGCTCGATCTTCCAGGCTGTGTGCGTCAATCCATTTCATTAGTTCGTCCCAATCTTCGGGAGTGTGGAACAGATTGACGGGTGCAATTTTAGGCATGTGCTTTCCTTTTCGTTTTAAATTTCGCAGGCGATCTCGGCACCGGCAGCTGCCGCTACAGATTCAATCCCCCGCGTGGCCCCCGATGACCCTCGCCACCAGCGTTGTCCTGTGTGTCTGAGAGACCTGGGTTCTGGGTGCTTCGCTCGCAGCTGAGAGACCTGGGTTCTGGGTGTTCCCGTTGATAGCTGGGCACTCTCAACGGCTCAGCCAGGATCAACTTCAGCCATCCTAGTCCCTGTCAGGAGAAGCAGGCTAGAGAGCGAGCGAAGCGAGCGGAAAATTTTTTGGGCCACCCTCTCGAGTGACCCGCCATTGTTTCCGCTATTTGGTGTGGTCTAGGCTTCGATGCCCAGGGCCGCTAACTTGGCACGCTCCTCGGCGCTAACCTCTGGCTGACTTACGTCGTCCAGCACGTTGGACGTTGGGGCGGTGCTGTACCCGTCTCCGAAGTCTGCCTTGTAAGCCGCTTGCGCCTCGCTCAACAGGGACTTGAGCGTGGTAACGGTGAATAGCTCGGCTTGTGCCTGTGCAACGCTGGCTTGGTAGTTGTTCTCGCTGATCTCGTCGCCGTTGCGGGCCCGCAGCCAGTGCTTAACCCAGCCGCGTTGCGTGTCCAGTCGCTTCTCCGCGCGGGGTAACCAGTACTCACAAAAGCGAATCTCTTGCTGCAGCTTCATCTGCCGCATAAAACGTAGGGTGTCTACTTGGCGCCAACCGTCGGCTGTTCCCTCGGTGTTGCTCGAACGAATGAATTGCTCGCTCATGTTGGTGAATGTTTCCGCGATTTCGTTTACAAGTGTCATCTGATCTCTCTCCTGATCGGTTGTTTTATCTTCTGCTCCGCGTTTTTTTGCCCAAAGTGGGCGGCTGGAACGAGACAGGCTAGGAGTTGCCCACAACCGACGTAAGGAGGCTTGCAGTTCGCAATGGTCTTGTCTTGCAGGCCAACAGTAGCCAAGCAGGCTGAGCTATCGGAACAAGAGCCACATCGGCAAGGCAGAGAGAGGGTGGGAGAAGGCCATTGCGAACTGTTGTGGGCTGCTCCAAGCAGGGCTCGATCTAGCCGTCCACTAGCAAAAAATCCCCTCACTATCCTATTCTCTCCCTTCTTCGCCTTCAGCCAGGAAAGAGCAATGAATGGAGCGCAACCCCGGACAAGCGATACTCACCCTTTAGGGCAGAGACAAGCAAGGCGCAGGCTCTGTTCATGAGTAGCGCGGTACTCCACCCCGACCAAAGGAGGGCGGAGTATGGCCCAAGGTCACTCTTTGTGCGTTGACACAAGGGTTTAGCGACGTGTTATCAACGGGGGGAGAGAGGGAGAGGGGGGCTACAAGGAGACGCTGATGAGCAACGTAGCAACTAGAAAACTAACCAGACGTCAGATAGCTCTGGTGGATATAATGGTATCAGAGGGGCTCAAGCCAGCACAGGCCGCTGAGAAGGCTGGGTACGCTCCTGGCAAGGCTGGGTATGTCAGTGCGTACAAGAGCCTGAAGACACCACACGTGCAGCAGTACATGATGCAGCGAATGAATGAGGAGTTCGGGCTAAGTGCTATGGCAGCGGTCAACACCGTGCGCAGACTGGCAACAGGGGCCAAGAGCGAGTACGTGCAGCTAGAGGCTAGCAAGGATTTACTTGATCGCGCTGGCTACAAGCCCATCGATCGGAGCCAGGTGCAGGTGGCGGGGGACATCAAAGTTAGTATTGACCTTGGATAGGGGTGGGGGGGGGAAATCCCAGACACATGTTCCGTCACTGGTCCCCCACAAACATTTTTCTGCTCTAAGGTCCGCAACAAAAGTGTGAGGTGAGATATGGGTCGTTATGCTAAGAAGCCTGAGAAGTCTGTTCGTAGTGATACGAAGGTGGCTAAGGCGAAGTTGAGGAGTAAGGGCTATGGCAAAAAGTCCGGCGTGGCAAAGAAAGGCGGGTAAGAACCCGAAGGGGGGATTGAACGCGAAGGGTCGAGCTTCTTACAAGGGCGGTACATTGAAGGCGCCTGTTAAGAGTGGTGATAACCCGAGGCGTGCTTCTTTCTTGGCGCGGATGGGGAATATGCGTGGCCCTGAGCGTGATGAGAAGGGCAAGCCTACGCGTCTTCTTCTTAGTTTGAGGGCTTGGGGTGCATCGTCCAAAGCTGATGCCAAGGCGAAGGCTCGTGCTATTAGTAAGCGTAACAAGGCGAAGAAGGATTGATCTGATGTGTGGTGGTGGTGGCGGCAAGACCGCTGATGAGTATTATGAAGAGATGGACAAGCCTGAGAAACAGCCCTTGCCTTCTCTTAGCATGGCCAAGCGTGGAAGCCGCGAGCCGAAGTACGGTGGCGTTAAGGTTGGGCAGAAGCGTAGGAATTTGTTAATGCCGTATGGTGTTAATGATGAGTGAGGTTAATAAGGCTGGGAATTATACGAAGCCTGCGATGCGGAAGGCGATCTTCCGCAAGGTGAAGGCTGGTGGCAAGGGTGGTAAGCCTGGTCAGTGGTCTGCTCGTAAGGCTCAGATGTTGGCCAAAGAATATAAAGCAAAAGGTGGAGGATACACATCATGACTAGAATTACGTTTACAAGTTCGAGCATTTTCATGGAAATGCTTCTTGAGCTTCATGAGCGAGGCATTGATTGCTGTGGCGCTTCTGATGGCACGGGCTTTTACCATATTGATATTAAAAGATAATGAAGGCGTCTCAGCGTTCCCTGGTTAATTGGACCAAGCAGAAGTGGCGCACTAAGAGTGGCAAGCGTTCCCGGGATACTGGTGAGCGCTATTTGCCGGAGAAGGCGATTAAGTCTTTGTCTTCCTCTGAGTATGCGGCCACGACAAAAGCAAAGCGTGAGGGTAGTGCGAAGGGGAAGCAGTTTGTTTCTCAGCCTAAAGCCATTGCGCGTAAGGTGAGGAAGTATCGGTAATGCCCTGGCAGTTTAAGAATGATGGTGAGGTTTGGAGTGGTGGCACGCATGAGCTTGCGGGTCGCACGTTTAGCGGAACCACTCGAACGCCTGCCTCCCGTCCCCTTGTTTGGGTTGACGCGCCGGCGCCGAAGAAAACCCCTACCCCTTCTAAGCCTAAGCAGCCTAGAAAGAAGCAACCACCAAAGCCCAAGGGCGCAACAGCATGGGACTAAGACATGCCTGATACAAAATTCAAGCCAGCCTCCTCTTCCCTGCACCGCTCTTTGCTGAAGCAGCACCGTCAGTTGCAGCAACAGCTGAGCGCAATGGAGGGCAAGCTAGAGAAGCAGCAAGACAAGCCTGGCGCTAGTCTGTTGAGCCGTGGCCTGCGCGCCTACAACAACACGATGGTTGATATTGGTGAGAAGCTGAACAAGGCCAATCCTTCTTATCGTGCCATTCAGCGGCGCTTGAACAAGGTTGAGAACCAGCTGGATACCGAGTCGCAGCGCCTCAGTCGCCAAGGCGGGAGTAAGTAGGCTTGAGTTTTATCAATACCCTTTCTCAGCCTGAGCGAGATACTCTTCGGCGGGTGGTGAAGCTGGTTCACATGAAGCACCACCCCAAAGAGTTTGTAACCAACTACGAGGCCGACAAGATCATTGAGTCGATCGGGCCCGAAGTGGCTGGTCGCATGATTAAGGTTGGCATTGATAACCAGATTGGCAGCAAGTGATAGACTTCAAATACAAACCGGACGGTGATGTTCTAAAGGCTTTCATGAAGTCGGACACATTCTTTCGCGGCATCCGCGGTCCGGTTGGTAGCGGGAAGTCTGTTGGCTCCTGTGTTGAAGTATTCCGGCGCGCGCTCGGTCAGGCTAAGGGGCCAGACGGGGTGCGTAAAAGCCGCTGGGCAATCATTCGGAACACAAACCCGCAGCTGAGAACCACAACGATTAAGACCTGGTTGGATTGGTTTCCCGAGAATAGCTGGGGGAAGTTCACCTGGTCGGTGCCTTACACGCACCACATCAAGAAGGGTGACGTTGATCTTGAGGTAATTTTCCTGGCGCTCGATCGCCCAGAGGATGTGAAGAAGCTCCTTTCATTGGAGCTTACTGGCATTTGGATTAACGAGGCGCGTGAGATTCCAAAGAGTATCATCGATGCGTGTACTATGCGCGTTGGTCGTTATCCTTCTATGCGCGATGGTGGCCCTACCTGGACGGGTGTTATTGCTGATACGAACGCGCCCGAAGAGGACCACTGGTGGCCTATCATGTCCGGTGAGGTTCCTATTCCGGACCACATTCCGCGCGAGCAGGCAAAGATGCTGGTCAAGCCAGACAACTGGGAGTTCTTTACTCAGCCCGCTGGTATGATCGAGACCCGCGATGAGGATGGCGAGATCAACGGCTATGAGCCGAATAAGAGCGCCGAGAACCAAAAGCACATGATGAATTCGTACTATCCGAACTTGGTTCAGGGTAAGACGAAATCATGGATCGATGTTTATGTGATGAATCGATTTGGCCACATTCAGGATGGGAAGCCA